CGACGGCCACGATGCCTGCGATGCCGGTCGTGGTCGCGGAGCCGGTCACCTTCAAATTGGAGTGAAGGTAGGCCACGGCACCGGCAGTCAGAGCACCGCCGGTCACCTTTTCGAACGTGAAGACGCCCTTCGTGGTAAGCGCGCCCTTGGTGCTGGCAGCGATCGGCCGGCAGACGACGCCGACGACCTTGCCGAGAATGACGACATCGCCGACCGCCTTCGCGGTGCTCGGCGTGTAATCCCAGACACCCGATTCGCTCTTGAGAGTCGCCATAATTCTGAACCTCTACTGTGAATGATTTGGTTGAGCGTCACCCCGGCGGGTCTAGACATTCCAGACCCGCCGGGCACGGATTACGCTGGCTCGGATCAGGCAGTCGCCATCCGGTAGCAAGCGCGGCTTTCAGCCTTGCTGACACCGAAGTCGAAGTAGCCGCGAACCTGGATGCCGAGCGTGTCGAAGTCGGCCTCCGCCTGTTCGACGGTCGGCTGACGCTGACCGTTCAGGAAGCCCACTTCCATCGTCGGGAGATCCGCCGGGTCGGCCGCCAGCCACCACGTCGAAGACGAGGAGAGGTAGGCCGAATCGACGATCGTGAACTTCCCGGCGAGCACGTTCGCCTGGGGCTCGAGCACCTTGGACGAAGTCGAGCCGAGCGACGACGCGAGGAGCGTGTTGCCCGTCTGGATCTTGTCCGCAGTGATCCGCAGCCCCACCGGCACGAGGAGGATCTTCGGCGTGATGCCGAGAGGAGCCGAGTCCGGATCGGTGAGCGACCGATAGGCACCGTAAGCCGTCTCGACCGCGCCGATCGCCAGGGCGTTGCCGGCACCGGCCGTCGCACCCTGGAAGTAGGTCGAGTTGGAAGCCTCGAACGCCGCCCAGAAGACCTGATTGAACTTCAACGCCGCACCGCGACCGAGCCGGCGGGGAACCGCCGTCAGAGCCCCGAGGTCGTCGTTGATGATGTCCGTCCGGGTGATGGACGACATCCGGCCGTAGGTCTTCGCCTGGAGCGTGCGGGCAGCGTCGCCGGCATCGGCCGACTTGAGCTTCCCGTCGCCGCCCACTTCGTCGAACACGAACCCGCCGTCGAGGCGAACCCCGGTGGCGGCCTTGAGGTCGTTGAGCGGCCGAATCAGGCTGATCTGATCCCACACCGACTCGACAGCCTCGAACCCGGTGAGCAGGTACTTGCCGTATGTCGCGGCGAGGATGTTGGAGATGTTGTGGGTGGCGAAAGCCGCCCGCAGCACCACCGCGATGTTCGACGCCGTGACCTTGAACGCTCCGTCGTAGCCGCCCTTGCGAGCCGCGCTGATGAGCACGTCCTGAAGGCCGATCGTCCGCGACCGCGCGTGAGCGGCCTCGATCATCGGAGAATCGCCGTACTGCTGCTCGACCTGCTTGCCGAGCCCGCCCACCATCGCCATCGCGGCGATCGTGACCTTGTCGTCGTCGAGAGCCGGCTTGCTGGCATGGATGGCCACACCGCGGCCGGCACGGAGCCCGTCGAGAAGTTCAGCTTTCACAGCCTTGGTGACCTCCTCCTTGATCTCAGCCACGGCCGCCGCACGGATCGCGGCGACATCGACCTTCGGCGCGGCGCTCGCCACGTCGCTCGGCCCGGTGGGCATCGGCCCGCCGTGCTCTTCGCTCTGGACCGGCCCCGTCGGCATCGCGTCGGCGGCCTTCGTCTCATCGGACATAGGAGACTCCCCCGCTTTCGCGGTGATGGTGACGGCCGTCGCTGCGTCGGCCCCGAGGGTTACAAACGAACACTCCCGCAACGTGGAGCGCTTTACGATTCGGACAGGCCCATCGAAGGACTGCCCGTTGACTTGTGCGGTGTCGCCGGCGGCCACGAGGTATTCCTCGTCAACGTCTGCGCCGACGCTGGCCTGCCACTGGTAGCCGTCGTCACCAAGCTGGACGACCTGCGCGGCTCTTTCGTTCTTCGACAGGATCGAGCCGTCGATAAGGAGCTGCTGGCTGCCAACGGAGCCAGACCCTTGCCCGAGGACCGACTCAAGGGCGTAGTCGTGGCCGAAAACGATCGGGATCACCGACGGCACACTCATGCCGGCGAGATCGATCACGACCGGCTCGCGGCTCCACGACTGGCGGATCACGCCGCCGCTGTAGCCGAGCATCGAGAACTTGGGAATCCGGGGCGTGGTGAGCCCTTCGCCCTGGTCGTCGGCGCGGACAAACTTGACGCTGGCTTGGAGCGAGAGGTTGCTCATGCGTTCCCTCCTTGCGTTGGATCGGGGACCACGAGCTGCGACGGACGCTCACCGAGCGTGAGATTCAGTTCGGCCATGAGCGCCCGTTCGGCGGCGATCTGCCGAAGCTGCACGTCCCATTGCTTGCCCTGCTTGGCGTACTCGTCTGCCAGCGAGGTCGTGAGCGACGCCAACCTTGTCTCGGCGGCGTTCGCCTCTTTGTTCGGGTCGATACCCTCGCGGCCGTCCCACACCCACGACCAATTCCAAAGGCTGGCCGCCGGAAGGTTGTTAGGGATCAAGCCGGGGACGAGCAGAGCCTCGTCGAGCCACGCCCGGAAGATTCGGTCGAGCCATCCCCGCTCGAGTTCGTCGCGGTCAACGCGGACGTTCTGATCGTGCAACTGACCGTCGAGGCGGGCGGACGAGTAGTTGTAGGACGAGGCGTCGAAGGCGGCCTTGTGATACGGCAAGTTGACGCCGCGGGCGATCTCGCCGAGCAGCGTTCGCGTGAAGGCTTGGTGCGTGTTGGTCGGCTGTTCGGCCTTGAGCTGCGAGATATCCCAACCCTCGGGAAGCGTGGTGAGCGTGCCCTTCTCAATCTCGATCGCCGCGAACGGATCGACTTCGTCCACCTGGGCGGCGGGCGAGTTGGAGTGGACGAACGCTGCGAGGTCGGCAGCGATCTCAGCGGCGCGGATGACCGCTTCGGTGTACCGCCGCATGTTCGCGGTCAGCCGCAGGCAACACGCCAACTCCGAGATGCCGCGGTGCTGGCCCGGCCGGGTGGCCCGGAACCAATGCAGCATCTCTTCCGCCGGCACGCGGTCGTACTCGTTGATGCCGATGAGGTAGTTGCTGCCAGGGTGGCCCCGCAGAACGTGGTAGGCGATGACGTTGCCGTCGGCGTCCAGTTCGATGCCGTCCACGAGCGACCCGTCGGGGGCGACGGTCTGCACGTAGTCGAAGGCCGGCGAGTTGACTTGATCCGCCTCCACCAGCCGGATGTCGAGCTGCACGGACCGCGGGTCACGCCGGCGGTTCGTGAACATCCAGCCGAACGACTCGCCGTCGCACGTCTTCGCCTCGGTGGCGATGCGGAGCTTGTCCGCCAGGCGGATAGACCACGACCAATCAAACCACGCCCGACCGATAGAGCGATCCGCATCGGGGTAGCCGGTGTCGAGCAACACCCGCGGCCCGGTGCCGATGAGGTCGTTACTCTTCGTGACGCAGATGCCGTGGATGTAGGAGTTATTTGCCCGCTCGTACCGGGCACGATTGCGGATGATTCGCCGCACTTCGGGCGAGAGAGCAGCGTTCGCCGACAGGGCGTCAGCGTTGGCCCAATGCCGGCTATCGTCGCTCGTCTGCGCGGCGTCGAACCGAGCGCGGACGGTTTGCTTGACAACCGTCACCTGCCGGGGCGCACGGGGAGCCGGTGCCTTGCGGCTCGCTCGCGCCTTCGGTGAGGTGCGCTTCGCCATTCAAGTCGTCCCCGGAGGAATCAACTTGTTGAACCGGAGCCCGCGGTGAGCGTTGCCGGCAGCCGTGGCGTTCCGACCGGCGAGGTACTTGTCGGCCTCGATCATGTCGGGGATCGACTGCGCCGTGACCTCGCCCGCATCGGTGCGGACAGACGCCGGCCCCTGGGCCACCGTGTCGATCTTGCTGGCAAGTTCGTCGCTCATGCCGTTCACAATGCGTGACGGGCGCGAGAACTCGGAGGGGGTGTGGCTACGCCTTGTGGCGTCGCGTGACGATCACCCGCTTGCCGTCAGGGCCGGCGGGGATGCTGACTCGCTTCCGCTTGCGAGTGCCTGTCTCGCTCGACGCCACCTCGAGGCCGGTGATCGACGCAGCAACGGCGCACCCGACGAGACAATCCCACCAATGGTTTTCCTGCCCAGGCGGGAGCTTCCATTCGTCAACGATCCGGCCGCGGGCTTCCTTCCGCTGCGGAAACTCCGAGACGAGGTGCTCAATCAGCATCTCGTGCGAGCCGGCGTGGAACATGATTGCTTCCGGGTCGCCCTGACCGAGCCTAAGCCGGGCCGAGACGAAAGTCTTCCACCAGTTCGTGTCGTATTGCGACTCGATCTGGACGCCGCTCGCGGTCTTGCCGACCACCCAATTCAAGCCGGCACGGTCGCCACGATTGCGCCTGACGCCCATCGGGGCACTCGTTGCCCCAACACCCCGGCCGCGGCTCGGCAGGATCGTAGAACGAAACAGGGACGACCGGCAGAACTTTCGGACGGTGTCTGTGGATGTCCCCCAGTTGGAATCGATCATGGTCTGAGCGATTTGCATCGGCACCCCGTCTTCCCGCAGCCATTCGCGGGAGAGGAGCATCTTCGTTGCTTCCTCAAGGCCGGCATACAACGCGGCCTCGAATGACGCCCCCGGCTTGGCGAGAGCCAGTGTCTTTTTTGCCGACTGTGCCTCGTAGTACGACACGCCCTGGTCGGGGTAGGAGCCGTAGGCAATCACCTGACCGCCGAAAGATTCAGACCACGAGCAGACCATCCAGTAGAGGAGATTCTTTTGAACGTCGATGAACGCCGTCAGCTTCGTGTGTCCGTGCGGAACGACGGCGCGGCCTATCGTTGTCGAGCGGTCGGCGAGCTGCCGGCGGTCGAGCTTGTCCGTCGTCATGTCGTCCGTCAGCGGCTCGTTCTGGTACTCGGCATTGAAAGCCGATTCCCCTCGGTCGATCCGCAGATTCCAGGCGTGTTGGATCGCGGATAGATCGCCGGGAGCCTTCCGCTCGGGCCACGCCACCCGGCTGCCTACATCCATCGCCGCCTGGTGGTCGCGGTAAAAGTCGTCGGCCTCCGACGTGCCGGAGCCGCTTCGCTGCCCTTCTCTCCGCAGTTCGGCGTATTGGCTCCAGAGATCCTCGTTGTCGGGCCACTCGTAGACCAACTTCGTCCGTTCGCCCTGCCACTTCGGATTCCGCTGGCGATCGAGAAGCCGGTCGGCGAGATCGTCGGCACGGATCACCGTGACAGTGCAAAGCCCGGCCATGTCAACGCCTGGGCCGCAGAGGCCGAGAACGGCACCGTCAAGGGTGCGTTCACGCTTTGACACCTGCGACGGGCTGTCCGCGGATTCGTCGGTCTGCGGATCGTCCACGAGCACAAGGTCGGGGCGGATGGTCTTGCCGTCGGGGCGGGTGTGCGTGAGGCCGCGAATCCGGCCGGTGATGCCGGCGACGCGAACGGCCGCGCCGGATGATGGTGAGCCGGGAAGAGCCGCGAACGTGATCTGATCCGCGGTCCATTCAATCTTGGTCGGCACCCCTTCGCTCGTCTGACCGCGGGCACGGGCGTTGATCCCCTCGAGGGCGCGAACCGGGTAGACCGTGTGCGGGAAGTCGTCGGCCAGCAGGTTGTTCTGCTCAAGGTGGCTTTTGATGCTGTCGAGCATTTGCTCTGCAATCGACTGGTCAGACCCGACGAGGACGATGAACTGCCGATGTCCGAAGACGATTGCCCAGAGGCAGGCCGCGGTACAGAGGGTCGTCTTGCCGGACCCGCGCGGCATGGCAAATGCGAACAGCTCGCCGCGAAGGACAGCCGCCTCAATCTTGGAAATGGCGCGGAGATGGTCAGGCGACCACGCCAGCGGGAACGATTCTGGAAGGTAGGTTTCGCAGAACAGCCGGAAGTCGAGCCGGCAGGAATCCCGGCGGGCCGGATCGACGATTGCCGGCGGCGGGCCGATGTCGCGGCCGGCGGCTGAGACTCGGCGAGAGCGTTCGCCGGTGCGGGACTTAATGTCGTCGTAGCGTTCCGCGTCCCGCTTCGCCTGGGCGTCGTCCGTGCGCCGTTTTTGATCGGATCGGACTGCCATTCAATCCCCGAATCCGTTCGTGGCTAAAAAACGCGGTAATTCTTGGC